TGGACCCGCTTGCGCGTGATCTTGCGCTGCCTCACCTCGATGGTGCCCACGGCCTCCAGCGTCGCACGGGTCTCGTCGTCGAGTTCGCTGTCGAGGTACTTCTCCTCGGTGCCGTCGATGGCCTCGAAGATGTGCAGCGTCTCGCGCACGTTCTCGACCCGGTAGAACTCGGCCACGTACACCACGTCGGGCGTCTGCCAGTCGAACTCGGTCTGGTGGATGATCTTCGGCCACGATGCCGGGTCGTCGTTCCACTCCCGGATGTACGAGGCGCGGGTCATTGACGTGAGCACGAAGCAGTGCCTGGCGTCCGACTTGTCCTGCCGCTTGGCGTTGAGGTCGAAGAACACCGACGAGTCGGCGTCGAAGATCGGCTCGATCCTGATGCGTTGGTACTCGTTGTCCGGGTCTTCCTCGTCCTCGTACTCGGCCCGCAGACGCCACGCCCCGAACCCACCAGCCACGCCCTCCTCGAAGGCGTTGTCATACGCCTCCTCGGCGCACGAGTCCTGCTCGTCGGCGCGGTAGAGCTTGTCACAGATGTCCGCAAGGGTCTTGTTCTTCGACCCGTCCTTCGAGATGAAGTTGACGGTGATGCGGTTGTTCCGGTACTCGCTGAAGATCCGCTGCACGGCCAACGCGATCTTGTTGACCTCCAGCCGGGGCTTGTTCTCGTACTGGTAGAACAGCGGTCCTTCCCACTGCGCACCCGCGATGGAGTAGAACCGGCGGTCCTGCAGACACTGCAGACGCTCATCGCGCAGCGCAGTCTGGATCTTGTCGAACTCCGCCAGGGCCTCCTGGTGGACGTCGTTCATGCGCTGTTCGTTCGATGGGCGTGCCATGTCATGCTCTCTGTGTCGCGTTCCAGTAGTTTACCGTTGGAACTACGATGCGCGAGTGCGATGCACCGCGCTGATTGAGCACCGGGTCGTCGGTGCCGATGGGGAACGCGAAGGTGACGGCGATGGCATCGGCAGCGTCGGGAGAGGCGAGTCCTCGGGCTTTCATCTCCTTCTTCGACTCCAGGAAGATGGCCCCGGCGCTGTTCGGCTTGACCCGTGGCCCCGTGAGGTCGTCGCGCAGGTGCTTGTCGTTGGGGATCGACGCTGTGGACAGCCACTCCTTGAGCGCACCCCAGATTTCAGCACGCTTGTTGCCGTACATCGCCGGCCTGCTCGACTTCCATCCGAAGTTGACCCCGCGCACCTTGTACCGCTGCTCCTTGAGCCTGTCAAGCACCCCGGCGCCCAGGCCACCCTCGTCCACCACCGTCAACGTCGGGCGGAACTCCTCGATGGCGCGAATGACGTGCCCGACGACGGTCATGGTGTCCTCGCCCTTGTACCGCCGCAGCGTCAGGATCGTCCGCCCCTGCCGCACCGCGATCACCGTGCTGTCCACCCCGCTGCGCGCCGGGTCCACGCCGATGACGACGGGCGCACTGGGGTCGGGCATCGCCTCGCGCTTCATCGCCTCCTCGACTCGCTGCAGATCGATGAACTGGTCGTCCCCGGTGCTGGGGAACTGACCGTACACCTCGATGCGCGCCTCCCGGCTGTCCTCGCCGTGCTCCGCGATGATCTGGTCATACACCGCCTTGTCGGTGCCCTCGACCGTGCGAGAGTCGATCTGCCGCGTCTGCCAGAAGTCCCGCCTCGACGTGAAGCACTCGTAGAAGTACCCGCTGGGTCGGCGAGGGTTGCTGAACGCGAGCCAGTATCTGTCGACGATGGGCTCGGTGAAGAAGCCCGCAGCCACGGACCAAATGGTGTCCGGGATGCCGCTGGCCTCGTCGAAAATCACCATCATGCCGTCGTGGTTGTGGACACCCGCATACGCATCCGGGTTCTCCTCGCTCCACAGTTTCCCCTCGGCACCCCAGTACCGCGTGCCCTTGCTCAAGTCCCGCTCGACGAGGGCGGTGAGCCACGCTGCAGGCACCAGCTTGGTCGCCGACGGCTCCCACCAGTGCGCGTTGATCGCCATCGTGGCCCACTTCGTCAGTTCGCCCCAGGTGACAGACCTCAACTGCGGTTCGCTGTTGGCACTGACGATCACGCTCGACCCGATCCGCGTCGACAGCATCCACAAGATGAGCCACGACACGAGTGCGCTTTTCCCGATCCCCCGGCCCGATGCGATGGCAGTACGCATTGCCTGGAGCACGGCCCCGGGGCTGCGGTTCGTGCGGATGTGACGAGTGATCGAGCGCAGCACCTCCCGCTGCCAGGTACGCGGTCCGCTGAAGTGTTCGAGGGGTGTGTGCTTCTGCCCCCAGGGGAACGTGAACATCACGAACGTCTCGGGGTCGTCGGCGACGTGGGGCGACCACATCTGCGACATGAGCAGCTGCTCCTCCTCGGCGCTGTAGCGTTGGCGCTGCGCTGGCATCAGTCGTTGTCCTCAGTCTGCTGTTCTTGCCGGTGCTCGATCAGCCCCATGGTGTCCACATCAACGACGTCTTCGATAGGCTGGATCATCTGCACCCGTGCCCGGGCCTGTTCGAGTGCTGCGGTGATGCTGATGGACTGGTTGATCTCGACCTGCTTCGTGTCGCCGTAGGTCTTCCGGTTGTCGGCGCCCATGAGCCACTTCAGGGTGTCCACGCGCAGACGAGAGCGTGCCACGTCTTCGGTGCTGTCATCGGCCTCGGCGATCTCGACGAGGCGGCCAGCCCACCACTCGGTGCGTAGCTCCTTGGCCTCCTTGTACCGCTCATGACGAGCGGGGTCGCGTTTGATCCAGCGGAAGAAGGCTTCGTAGTCAATCTGGCGGACGTCGTGCTCGATGACGTTCTTGAGGGTGCGTCCGCGCACCATCTCGCCAAGGACTCGCTCGAACATGGCGAGGAATACCGCCTCCTGACCCTCCCGGGTCATCCTGGCCACTTTGGCCTGCGGGATGTGCGATGTGACGCTGTGACTAGGCGACGAGGTGGCATCGAGCCACGTAGGGATCGCCTGAGCGACTGGCGGATTCTGCTCCATGCGACGAGTGTAGCACGAGGGGTGGGGGTATGGGATGGGGTGTGCGAGGTGGGGGTGTGGGATAGGAATAGATTGGTTCAAGGATTCCGGCGGGGTTGATGGGATAGATTGGTTCAATGACTTACGGGTTCGGGGGTGCTGAAAATTTTTGTGGGGTGTGCGTTTTTGAACACAGGGCCGGCCCGGTCGAGGGGTACCCCCCGCTCCCCCGCTCCCCCGCCGCGCAGCTGCTGCAGCAGCAGGGAGCAGGGGAGCGGGGAGCATCTAGACTCAACGAACTAACACTATTGATCCATTGCACATTAGGGAAAACCCTAGTGTCCATTGACGCTGGGTGCTGTGTGACACTGTGACAGGATGGGCGGGTGCATCGGGTTAAGGGATGGTGCGATGGGGGAGACTGTGACCATGTAGTTTCCCGACTGAGGGGTAAAATTTCTATGTTGCACTGCAACATGCGAATTTGCATCCCCCCTCGCCAGTCACAGTGTCACACTCGACAATGAACCTAGGGTTTCCCCTAATGCACCATTGCACCATTGCACCTATGATCTCTCCATCGTCAACGCAACAGGAGCCCCGCATCATGTACCAAGTTACCGCCGTCTATCAGGACGCAGAGATCGGCTACGGGGAGGGCGAGAGCCTCGACTGGGCGGCCGAAGAGTGCGCTCTTTCCATCGTCGACTACCCGTACACCACCTTGTCGGCACGCGAGTTCGTACTGATCGTCGTCGCCGACGGGTCTCGCCTTGAGATCAACGGCGCCGCATGCTCCCCGTTCTGCGAAGCCTTTGCACTCGTCTGATCCATCCGTCAAGCCCCGGCGCCCCGGGGCTTTGGGATGCACCAGCATCGCAGCAACAGGAGAACCCCACTATGACGCACGAACCCCTGATCTTTACCCCGGAACAGTCTGCCGCGATTCTGCATGCCGCGCAGGAAATCGAGCTAGGCAACAACGGCTGGAGTTTCATCCCCGCGTGCCCCGTCCTGCACTCCGGTCTGCAGGCGGCCGGGTATGTCGTGATCGCGTCGACCGATTACCACGGGCGCCCGTGCTTCAAAGGCTACACCAAAAGGGCGCAAGCTGCCCTCAAGGGGCAGGAATACGGACAGAGTACATACCGCCCGTCGTCTCGCATCGCTAGTGTTGACGTGCCCGACTACGAAGGGGCAATTTTGGCGCGGCAGGAACGAGAGACGATGGACTACTGACCACCAACACAGCAACAGGAGCACACATCATGTTCGCCAAGCTGCACTCTTCCATCCCCCGTACCATCGTGATCGCGCACCATCTGGCCGGCACTCTTGCAGGCTACCGTGTCAACCTCCACAGCTTGCCCAGTTACACCTTTTTTGTCGAAGCCGCGACCGGCGACGAAGCTCACAGCATGGCACACAGATTCGCCAAGAGTGAGAACCCCTCGCTCAAGGACATCGGCGCCACGTTCCAGCGCGTCGAAGGCTTTGAGTACTGATCACACCACCAACACAACAGGAGAACCCACCATGACAACCCGCCACTACCTCGTCGAAGTAACCGACACCTTCGGAGGAGAAGCCAACTACAGTTGGGTCACTCGCCACAAAGTCCGCGCATCATCCGAGCGTGGAGCGCTGATCCGCGTCAATCGAGATTCCGGCCTCGGCTTTCGCTCGGTCGGCTGCGACCGCTACGACAGCAGGACCGGAGCAACCTGCTGTTTCATCACACCTTGGGACGATGAGACCCATCAGGATCTGATGCACGTCTCGCTCGATCTCGCCTGATTCATCCGCCTAGCCCCGTGCATCGGGGCTATGGGATGCACCAGCATCGTCAACGCAACCCGGAGCACAACACCATGAGCCGCACCGAACCCCGCGTTATTGTTCACCTTCTGCGCAGCACGGCTGCACACTACCGCCAGCATGGCCCGGAACCCGTCCAGTACGGGCCCGACGAAGGGGATACCTTCGTTCACGTCACGCCGGCTGAATGGGACCAAGCCCTGAACAGGGCGGAAGCCCTCGCGGATCGCATCGAGCGAGTCAACAGCCCGGTGTACACGGAAGCCCTCGCGGAAGCGGCATTCCGTGTGCTGAGCACACTGGCACACATCCCCCCTGGGCGCTAGCCCGTGCGCATCGCACGTTCAACAGGAGCACGCACCATGACCTACAGACTCATTCAACGCTGGCATGCCGCGCCCGACATCGTCGACACCTTCGACGATCCGGATGACGCAATGGATGCCTACAAGGACGCCGCCTGGGCATACGCTCATGCCCCCGGCGTAGGTGAGCACGGCGAGCGCGTCCGGAGCGTCAAACTCTACGCGCCTGATGGTTCACTCGTCCGGCAATGGCCGCGCCCGTAACAGCAACAGGAGCCCCGCACCATGACCATCTTCCCCCCGTTCATCGTCGGCCCTCGCCTTACCCCTGCCCTGCAGGTTGCGGGCGCTACACTGTCCCTCCTGGGCATCGAGCGCGCCGGTAAACGTCAGCGCGCTCGGTTCGTGCTTGACCTGGACGGCGCGGAGTACACCGACGAATCCCTGCAGTCGGGAGTGCAGGGCTTCCGCAGCACCGTAGAAGCTTTCGAGTCTTACTTGTCTTTCCTGGGAGCTTGTGCTGAATCCGTGCGCTATGCCGATCGCACGGGCAGGGGTGAGCCTGGCGAGAACGCCGATCTGTTCCCCGTGCCTGTTGCACGCTGGGCAGCTGAGCACGCCGACGAAATCGCAATGATTCGACTGGACTTATGCGACGAGGACGGTATGGCTGTTCGGCACCAACTGATCGAGGGTTGACCATGCGAACCCTCGCAACCTACCTTTCGGCCGGCCGGTGGATCGTCGGCAAGGCCCGCCGGCAGGCGGCCGAGGTCGGCTACCAGCAGGCGGCGCGGAACCTGCGCAAGCAGGGGGTTCCGCTGAATGTGGCCCTGATCATTTTGTTGGGCTGATCATGTGGACCGTTCGCATGCGCCCGGTTGACTACGGGTTTGCCCTAGTCGCCGGTATCGCCATTGGCGCTATTCTTGCGCTTCTCGTTTGAACCAACTAGATAGGAGAGTCTCACATCATGCAAACCATCGCACAAACCGTCGACCCGGTACCCTATCGGGTCTCATCAATCGAGGCTGATGAGGAATCCATCCTTGCCCGGGCTATGCAAATCCTTGCCGGTCGCGTTCGCACGGGGCCGATAATGGATTCCCCTTCGGTGGTCAAAGACTACTTGCGCGTGCACTTTGCCGCAGCATCGGCGGGAGGTCGAGAGGTTTTCGCCGTGCTGTTCCTCGACGCCCAGCACCGGCTGCTGCGGCTGGAGGAGATGTTCCACGGGACTTTGACACAGACAAGCGTCTACCCGCGCGAAGTACTCAAGCGCGCTCTCGCGCTGAATGCCGGCGCGGTCGTCTTGGCGCACAACCACCCGTCGGGCCTGGCCGAGCCTTCGCGCGCCGACGAGCACCTCACGGCCACTTTGCGCAGCGCGCTCGCCCTGGTAGACGTGCGCGTGCTGGACCACTTCGTAGTCGGCAGTGGCCAAGTGGTATCAATGGCCGAACGAGGAATGCTGTGAGCATCTTCCCCTCGCTAACCCACCACCACCAGAAGGAGAACCCGGAATGAAACTCACCATTGATCACGCCATCCTCAAGGCCCTGCTGCTGATGACCCCGAAGCAGGGCATCCGCTACTACCTCAAGGGGGTTCTAGTCGACGTCCGCGCGCAGGACGTCACCCTGGTTGCAACGAATGGCCACGTGTTGCTCGCCGTGCCCTACGTGGACAACATCGAAGGTGATCGCCTGATCGGGCAGTGGATCATCCCGCGTGAAGCCCTCGAAGCCGTCAAGCCCTGCAAGGCCGGCCGGACGTCCCTGCCGATCTCCATCGAGATCATCCCCGGCGCCGAGCGCCCTGACCCCGAACGTCCCGATGCCACGATCAAGGCCCCGGATACGATCATCGTCACGGGCGCCACCACGGCGTCGACGAAGCCGATAGACGGGCGTTATCCGGATTGGCGCCGGGTCATGCCTGGTAGCGCATCGCTTGAGGTGGCGCATTTCGACCCCGCCCTGGTGGCGACATTCGGCGACGTGCACTCGCTGCTCGGTGGTTCTGAAAAGTTCAAGCCCGTCGTCCACCACAACGGGCGCAAAGGTGCCCTGGTCTCCGGTCTCGGACGCGATGCGCTCGGGGTGATCATGCCCTATCGGGTCGACGACATGCAGCACCCGGGCTTGCCCTCGTGGGCTACCGCGTGAACGACCGGATCTGCACCTACTGCGGACAGGCTGGGCATCGTGCCCATGCCTGCCCCCGTCGGCCCGTAGAACCCGATAGGGGCGCGAACTGGCCATTCCCGCGGCAACCCCTGACCTACCCTGTCGCGGCGCCCCTGGTGCCCGATAGGACCGTGCGGACGGCAGACCTGGAGCGTCTGCCCGATGCGCTGATGTGAGAGGAGAACTGACCATGATCATTACCCGCCCCTACGCACTGCGCCTGCTGCGCACTGGACGTGCTGTCAACCCCGCGCCCCTGCGCCCCGACGATGCTGGCCGCGTCTACGTGGCCCTGGACGTGTATTACCCGATGCGCGGATGGGTCGTGCATCACTACCTGAAGGGGTGAACCCGATGCACCTACTGGTATTCATTGCCTGTCTCGTTGTCATCTTGGCGTTGACGCCCTGGTGGCTCGCCCTGCCCCTTACCCTGCTGGCCCTGATGGTCGGCTGAGAGGAGAACTCTGATCATGTGGTACGAAATCAACCTTCCCGCGTTCCTGCTTGGCATGGGCGTTACTGCCCTGGCCATCGTCGCCATCGTCGCGTTTCTGATCGACTTCTTCATGGGGGACGACGAATGACGCAATGCACCAATCAACTGTTGGAGATGATCGACGAGGGGCTGCTCGACCCAGCGCCCCTACTCGCCCACTGCCTGGGCTGGATGGGCGAGGAGGACGTGCGCGCCATGTGCGCCGCGCACGGTATCGAATGGCAAGCATCGGGCGAGGAGGAACCGGACGAACTCGACCCGATCCCTGATCCCGAATACGCCGACCGCGCAGCTGCCGACTACGCTGCACGGGTCACCAGCGGGGGCGACCGATGATCATTGCGGGAATCATTGGCACGATTGCCGCGCTACTCGTGGCGCTGGTGCTCACTGAACAGGAGGACGACGAATGACCGACACCACCCGACCCCCCGGCCGCCCCCGGGTCCGCGCCACCCGCGCCACCGAGGCCAGCGTAACCCTGTCACTCGTACAGGCGCGGCTCGACCTGTCGGCGCAGGCGATGGCGGCCTACCTGGGCGTACCCGTCGCCACGTTCCGCAACTGGCGAGACGGGCACCGCGAGCCCCCGGCCCTGCTACATCGTCTGCTGGACGTGCTCGGCACCGTCGAAGCTCTCGCGCCGGGGATTCACGAGCAACTGTTGCCGGGGAGGAAGTGAACCACCGCACCAAAAGAAAAGGGGCCTCGCGGCCCCTTTTTCACGTCCCTGTCTGCAACTCATCGTCCCATGCTGGATCGTACCCGGCCACGATGCGCCTGGGTAGCTTGGCAATCCTGGTGCGCTCGTCCTGCTGGCGCTGCCTGGCGAGCACGATCTTCCGCCGCTGATC